GCTCGTGCGCTGGCGCGGCTTGCCTTTGCCCCATCCTTTCGGCGTCCAGGCGCGGAATTTGTCCTGTGTTTCCGCGTAGCAATTCGTGCACAGCTCATCCACCTTCGTGCAGCCGATCCACGGGTTAAACGTGTGGTCGCACCATTCGATTTTCGTTTGCGTGCTCATCGGCTTTCCGGCCTTTCGTTTAATAACGCTCGCGGGTTGAAATCGCTCCATGACATTAGTCCCGAGACGTGCCATCCGGTATGCCCTGCGACGCGCTCACAAGGTCCGGTCCTCTTATCGTTAGTCCGCGCGCCACATAATGCCACGATGGCCGCAGAACCGGTCACTTTAGCGAACACTTCGCGTTCGCGTCGCAGGCATTCTGGCAACGAGTTTGATTGTGCGGTGCTCATAGCACAAATAGCCCCTCCGCATCCTCGGCCTGCGCGCCGTGAGTGGCGGCGATGGCGGAGGCGCCTTTGCGGGTGCTGGTGAAGATGCCGGCGTGCCGGGCATCCTCCACCCACGCGCAGCCGCTGCGGGTGAGGAAAAAGCGGGTGACCGCCACCGGCGGTTTGCTGGTGACCACCCGCCTGACGATGCGGAACCGGTGAATCCAGCGGGGCATTGCTAATTGCTGATTGCCGATTGCCAATTGCGGAGAAGCGGTTTTCATGGGTGGAAATAGAGCAGCACCGCGATGGCAAGGAGGAGCAACAGGATGGCGAAAAGGCGAAAAAACATCTGCCGTTCGACCTCTTGAATCTCGAAAAAGACCCAGTTTGATTGAGTGCGCCTCCGCGCCTGCTCCTGGCTGACCGGCGTTTCGCGCGAGCTCGATGGCGGGTAAATGCTCATGCGACCTCCTCGCTTTCCGTCGCGTTCTTCAGCAGCGCGGCGACGATCTTCTCGACTTCGCTGTCAGCCGGCTTGATCACGACGACGTCGCCGGTTTCCTCCACGCGGCAGCCGATCTTTTTCAGCTCGCCGACTTCGAGTTGCTTCATCGCCTTCGCCTGCGGCTTGTGCGTGGTCTTCACGAGCACCTCGTATTGCTCCGGCAGATGCTTTTTGATCAGCGACGCGACTTTCTCGTCATCGTCCCAATCGATGCCGCCGGTGCCTTTGCGCAGCCCGATCTTGATGCCGTGCACGACGATGGTGCGCGGTTTGTCAAACAACGCTTTATTGCCCTCGATCATGGCCGCGAGCGCGGCATGTTTTTCGGTCGCCCGCGCGACGTGGCGTTTGATGACGGCAATGCGCGAGCGCTTGAGCCGCTCGATGTCCTCGTTGAGGCCGGAGACGATTGAGGAGAGGTCCTCATGCGCGTCGGAAAACTCACGCGTGGCGATCTCGATTTCTGCGAGTGTGTTCATTTGGTTTGGTGGGTTTGGGTTTGGGTTTCGCGAATCACGGCTTGCACGCCGTGCTGGATCGCGGTTTTGCCTTGGATGTCCTCGCGCGCGGCGGGGCTTTCCAGGTGGAGCTGCTCGAGCGCGCGCTCGTAGGCGGTCACGTAATCCGCGCGCGGGTCGAAGAGATCGGCCTGCAACGGTTTCGGCAGCTTGAAATGGCACGGGCCGCAGAACGGCACGTTGCGCAGCTTGACGCCCCCACACGGGCAGACGCTCCCCGCGAGATCGCGGTAAGCCTGGTGCCTGGTGACGTGTCCCGCACTTTGAAGTGTCGCGCTCATTTCGCCGCCTCCAGGATGGCTGGGAGCGAGCAGCGCGGATGGAATTTCCCGCTGTCGATCCTGCCGGTGGTGCGGTCGATGAAGCGACGGATGCCGAAGATGTCGTGGCCGAAATCGGCGTCGCTGGCGTGGAGCAATTTTTCCAAGTCGAGCGGGCAGCCGTTGCAATGCGCGGCGGTGACATCCATCTCGATGTCGCGCGTGGGGTAATCGATTTCCAATTCCTGTGCGTCTTTGGCCGCTCGCGTCACGATTTGCTTGATGAGCGCTCTATCAGTTTTGGTGCAGTTCCACTTGATCATTTCGCCCCCTTCATTTCCCCGAGCGCCAGAATCGTGTCGCGGGCCTTGAGCACCCATTCCCACGTAAACTTATTGTTCTTTTTCGTGGCCATGTGGCTGCCGGCGCGCAGGTAGGTGAGCCAGACGCCGAGGCCGTCGTGCGTGATGATCGTGGTCTGCGCCTCGAACGCCTCGCCGGTGGCGGGCGGGAGCCCGTGCGCGGCGGCAAAGGTGTCGAGATCGTCGTCGGTCGGGATGTTCGGGAGCTGGAGCTTGCAGAGGCTGCGGCGCTGGAATTGGTCGAACAATTTTTTGCCCGCGGCCTTCGCGAGCTTGGCCTCAAACACGTTCGTGCCGGAGATGACGACGCCGCATTTCGTGCGGTCGTAAATCTCGCGGATGAACTCCGGCACGCGGAAGTGCGTGAGGTTGGTGCCGGTCGAGAAAATGTTGTGGATTTCATCGACGATCAGCAGCATCCGGCTGTCGAAGGACGCGATGGCGCGGGCGCGCAGCTCGGGGATTTTCTGCTGGCTGGAAAAGCCGAGCCGGTCTGCGAGCGAGGCCATGAAGTAGTTGAGCCCTCCGCCCTCCGGCACGCGCACGTAGATGGTCTGGCCGTGGTTGTTTTGCCGCGCGTATTCCTCCAGCGCCTCGGTTTTTCCAATCTGCGAATCGCCAAAAATCTGGACGATTTTTTGATAGGTCAACGCCGCTTCGCACACGCTGAAAATTTTCCGCGTGAGCGATGTCTCGATGAAGCCGAGCTTGTTGACCACGCGCCGCGACTCGATCAGCTTTTTCAGCCGCTCGATCGCTTGCACCATCTTCTCGATGCCGGCTTCGCGACGCCCGGTGAGGAGCTGGTAAACGGAGTCGCGGCTGTAGGGTTTGCCGCCGGGCTGCTTGATCATCGCGCCCAGCTCCTCGAGGTCGAGGTTGTTATCGACGCCGTGGTGATGCAGCCAGCGAATCGCGCTGCGCTGCGCATCCGGCATGTGCTGGGTGGCCTTGTAGACCTGGTCGCCGGGCAACCGGTATTTCTGATTGCGCTGGACCATCTGCGCGTCCGTGGGCGGCGCGGTTTCTGGCGGTTCCTCGGCGGCGATTGTGTTTTCTGCTGTGGCTATTGTTACCATTGTTTTACTCCTTATTATTTGCGGGTTTTTTGTGGGTTTGGGTTTGGGTTAAAGGATTGAGTCGATGTCTTCCGCCGGGGCAGCGGTGGCGGGCGCGGGGTTGCGCACGCGCGGGGCGCTGGTGAGCGCGTCGATGTCGTCGTCGGTCACGGCAGCAACGCGGCGGGCGAGCGAGCGTTGTTTGCCCGCGTGGCGTTCGCGCTGGTGCTCGACGTTCTCGATGGCTGCCGCGACGCCTTGCGCGCGGGAAAAATTACTGCTGCGCGCGTCTTGCAAAACGAGCGCAGCAGGGCATTCGTCTCGCTCCGGGTCGGCTGTCGCGCCTTTCGTCTGCGTTCGACCTGCGAATGCGGTTAAAAGAGATTCCCGGCGCGGCGCGATGATCTTATCTTGTTCTTGTTTATCCGATGCGTGAGCGCGGTCGCTGCCTGCCGCCGGGAAAGTGTTGACGAGATATTGCTGCACCTCGCGGGCGTTGTGCTGCTCGCGCTCGACCGCCTCGCGGGTCTCGGGCTGGTGCAGCTCCGCGAGCCGGGCCATGTCGCGCCCGATGTGCCGGCGGGCTTCCGCCAGCGCCTCGCGGCTGGCCTCGCTTTCGTCGAACCATTTGGCGCGGTCCTTGAGCGGGATCGACTCCACGTAAGCGCCGCTTTCGTCCAGAATATGCAGCACATCCGGCGCGCGCCGGTTGATCGCCCAGAGCACCTTTTGCCCGGTGCCGTTCTTGGTCGCGATCGTCACCGAGTCGCTGCTGGAAAAGTAAAGCCGCTCGCCTTCGAGCGTGATCGTGATCTGGTGCCGGTCCACCTCCGCAAAACCGGTCTTGCAGAGGATCACCGCCGCCACGCAATCGGGCAACGGCTGCACGGTGCCGGGGCGGCGCGCGTATTCGCGGGCGGGATCGTTCGTGCGTTCGCGCAGGCGTGTGGCCTGCTGCGGCGCCACCGGCGCGGGCGGGAGGGTCGGGAGATGAGCGTTGCGGTAGATCATGATTTTTTCGCTGCGATTTTGCTGACCACCTCGATGAACTGCGCAAACTGCGCGTCGTCCATTTTGGCGAGATTGTTGCAACCGGTGACGCGCTGCATGAGCGCGAAGCGGTTGAGCTGCGGCTGCGCGGCTTCCGCCTGCGGCCAGAGCCGGTTGAAAATGGCGAAGCGCTGTCCGCGCGAGATCGCCTGGCCGGCGGGACGTGCCGGCGCCTTGAGCGTGTAGGTTTTCGCGCCGCTTTCCGCGGGAGCCGGCGGCACATCGAAAACCGCCGTGTCATCCGGCGTCGCCGCCTGGAGTGCCTCGGCTACTTCGGTCGCATCATCCGGCAGCGGACGCCAGACACCGGGCGAGACTTCGGCCTCGGTAAATTTGCCGTGGTCGGTGTAGGCGTGTCCCGGCTCGTGATTGTGCCGCGCGATGGCATCCTTCACCGCCGCGTGGAGCTGCGGCACGGTGAGCAGCGGCAATTTGAGTGCGAGGCGGTTCCCGTGCTCGGCATTGAAACGCGCCAGCTTTTCCGCCTCGGCGACCAGGCTGCCGGGCGCGGCGCGTTCGCCCAGTTTTTTCAAGCCGAGGTTTTCGGGCGTGTTGGCCCAGTGGTTGCCGCGCTGGCCGGGGAGATGCAGCAACGCGTAATGGAGCCGGCGGTTGAAACTTTCAATGACGCCTTTTCCGGCGGCGTTGCCGCTCGCCTTGTCGCGCGGCGCGCCCACCCAGCGGACCCCGCCGTTCATCGAGGTGCGGTGAACCTTGATCCCGCTTTGCGGTTCCTCGGTCACGCCCTCCAGGGTCGCCGTGAGGGTTTCGAGCACCTTTTGCTCCGCCTCGCTGCACGCGGTCGCACCGCGCTCGAAAAGGATGTGCGTTTTATACCCGACGCCGATGCCGAAGCCGGGCGTTTGCAGGCCGTGCACGAGCAGCTCGGAGACGACCATCGCGTTGATCGCATGCCGCGGCATCAGCAGGTAGGCGACGATGAACCGGCTCGCGACCTCCATCATCACGTAGCAGACCACCTGCACCGCCTGCCCCGTGCGCGGGTCGATGCAGAGGATGTCGAGCCGGACGTCGTCCAGCGTGTAAAGCTCGCACTTGCGCAGGGCCGAGTAATCCATGAGCACGTAGGCGCTCGCCCCTTTTTGCGCCGCAAACCCGAGGTTGCCGCCGAGGCGCAGGGCGCGTGCCGGTTTCTTGCGCAGGATCGTCGCCTGCGACCACGGGAACTCCGCCCCCTCCGGCCAGTCGGCATAATCGATCCCCGGCAGCGGACGGCGCGCGAGAAAATCGTCGCACAGGCTTTTGTAAACCTGGCTCATCGGCGCGCGCCGATGCTTGTCGCGCCCGCCGGTGGGCATGGTGGCGCGGCGATGAATCTCCGCCACCAGCTTGGCCGGCACGGCGCGGCGACCGCCGCAGCCGGCGCGGTATTGCAGCAGCAGCGCATTGGCCGTGCGACGCTGTGGGCCGGCGGCGTTCCAGCGGTCCCACTCGCGCCGCAGCGTCTGCGGCGAGGCGCGCAGCACGTGGCTGCCGCCGTGGAAATGGAGCGTGCGCCCGTCGAGCAAATGCGCGGTGCGCTTCAGTTCCTCGCCGATCTTCACCCCTCGCCCCTGCAGCCGCACTGCAATCGCCTTGAAATGCTCGTGCAGCTTGATCGCGCGGGCGCGCTGCCAGGCACTCTGGTTGGTGAGGCTCATCGGCGTCCTCCCCGTTTTTTACCGCTGCCGTTTTTACCACCGACAACGGGCGCAAACGCGCCATCCTCGTGCGCGACGATTTCGCCATGCTCGCGATGCACCAGCGCCTCGCCGGTCATTTCCGCGAGCGTGTCGCGCAGCGTGTTGCACGCGGTGTCAAACTCATCCGGCTTGAAATCCTCCCGCAGCGCCCGCACCGAGTCGCACACGGAGGCGAGATCGGCCAGCACGTCGGCGTGGAGGTTGGGCGCGGTTTCGCCGTCGCCGTTGTCTTTTGTCTCGGTCTTGTCCTTGAGCCGGTAAAGCTCCGTGAGAGTCTTGTCGTGCAGGATGTGTCTCTTTTTCGCCGCCGCCACATCCGCCAGCGTGCTTTCACTTGTTAAACCGGCATTCTCGCAGGCGATCATGTAGTTGCGGATCGAACGCGCATTGTTGCGAAACTTTTTGCGTTCCTCCGGCGTCTCGTAAGGCGCTTTCATTCGCGCCGCGCACCACGCGTAGAAACCATCCTCCTGCCCATTATTTGAGGTGGAAACGTTTCCACCTGACGAGAGCGCCATATAGCCGGGGTCGCAGCGAAACGCCACCTGCGCTTTTTTGTAGAGAAGCCCGAGCGCGACGACTTCGTATTTGAAATCGATCCCCTTGCGGAGCATCGATTTTTCCCGCTTCTCGATCTCAGGCGCGAGCTTTGCCAGCGTCTTTTGATCCGGCTCAGAGGTGATGACTTCGACTTCTACGGTTTTGGCTTTTTTCATTGCTAGGAGAGGGAATGGAAACTGAGGTGGCAGGAGCCGTCGTCGCGCAGCGGGGTGGTGGTGCGGTGCTCGATCACCGGCATCACGCATTCCATGCCGGCAAACTCGAAGAGGTCGCGGGTGTGGACCGATTCCACCGTGGTGTAAAAAATCTCGGGATCGACGGACGGTTTCATTGCGTCGCCTTTCCAGGATTAAAAACTGTCGGGCCGGAAATAATGCCGTTGCAAACCATCTTCCTTTTTCCAAGCCGGTTTAGATTTTGGCGCTTTTCCTGTCCGCAAACAGGACATCTAAACGACATCGACCAGTTGCGGTTGCTGTAGTGCTGAGTGCGGCGAAGCTCAACCATTCGCGTCGAGGCGTGGAGTTCGTTTTGAGTGGTCGTCACAGCTTGATCCTCCGGGCGCGGAGCTTTTGCTCGAAGAGCGCGCACTGCGCGTCGGTGAGCGTGGCGGCGACATCGACCAGGCGATCCACGAGGTCGTTGGGCGAGTAGTTCGCGCTCTCGGCCATGTAGAGCACCAGCGAGCGGCGCGTGATGCGGTAGCGCTGCACGTCGCGGCCCGGCACCCCGTGCGCCTCCAGTTTCCCGCGCTCGATGAGCGAATAAACATGCTGCACGTCGCGCCCGAGCGATTTCGCGCATTGCACCGGCGAGATCACCTCCGACTTGTAAGGCACCAAAAAATCGAACCAGCCTTGCGCGGCGGCATCCAGCTTCCAGCGCTGCAATACCGGTCCGGTGTAACGTGGCCGCCTTTTCGGCTGTGGCCGGGCTTTGGGATTGGCTGCGGCGACAGTCATTTGCTCAGAAGCTCCTGAAACTTGAGTTGATGCCGTTCTGCCTGCCGCAGCGTGAAGGCGGTGAGGCGCGCCTGCTCGCGCTCATCGCCGGTCAACAAAAACGAAGCGGCCTCGTGCAAATCGGCCTGCTCGGAAAGCGGGAGTCCTTCCATTTCCAGCGTGCCGCGCTGTGCGAGTTTGCGGAGTAGTTCGCGGCGTTTCATCGCGCGGCTCCATGTTTGAGCTTCAGGCGCTGCGCGATCTTTCGGCGCACGGTCGGCAGCACCGGGTGATTCAGCGCCATGCTCACGGTGTTGCGCGCAAAGCCTAATTCGATCGCCAGCCCGGTCACCGAGAGGCGTAGGTCGATCAACCGTTTTTTGGCTTCGATTGTAAAATTGTCTTGTGAACTAGTCTGCATGAGGTTAGCAAAAGAAACGTGCAACTGCTAACAAATTAGCAACTGCAAAAAAGTCGTCAACGAAAAAATGCGAACTATTTCGCAAAGAACAAAAACAGCCCGAGAAAAGCTAGGTCTTTCAAAATCGGCCTTTGCGTTGCGCATGCTTTACGACCGCAATTACATCGCCGCGATCGAGGCGGGCGAGAGAGAGCCGGGCCCGCGTTTTGTAAAACAACTCGAAATGATCGAGCGCGAAATAGTGAGCGCGTCGCCGCGCGAACAAGTCAGCAGCAGCGTCGTTTCCGAGCACGCGGAGTCATTCGACCCGAGGCAGCGTTTTGAAAATTACATCGCGGCGAGCGGATTGACCGAGGAGGAGTTTTCAGCACGGCTGAAAATCGCAGTCGATGAGCTGCGGCAAATGCGACGGGGCGAAAAAGCGATTGAGAAAAAGCTGTTAAACAAAGCGGGAGTCATCTCGGCGCGCGCTCCATTTCCCACGCCGGTCAATGCGCAGCGCCCGCGGCTCGGCGACGAACCACGCCTCAACAAAGTGCGCAAAATTCCGCTGGTCGGTTATGCGCAGGCCGGCGCAATCGTCGACTTCGATGAGATCTCCGATTTTGAAAATCTCGTGAGTGTGGAGATCGACGACCCGAAAGCGATCGCGATCCGCATCGAGGGCGACTCGATGATCGACAAGATCGAGCCGGGCGATGTCGTCGTCTGCGCGCGGAGCGACCAGCCGCGCGAGGGGAAAGTAGTGGTGGCGCGCCTGCGCAACGAAGGCGTCGTCTGCAAAATGTATCAGCTCATTGATCCGCAGGCGCCGCTGATCCGCCTCATCAGTTTTAATCCGAAATACGCGCCGATCGAACGGCGCGGCGAAGACTTCGTCTGGATTTATCCAGTGCGAAAATTGATCAAGGAGATGTAAAACAATGAAAAACCTCATCGTTGCAGTGGTCGCGGTGGCGCTTGGCCTCGCGGTTTATTTCAAAGTGCAAAATCAAGTCGCCGGATGGAAAGAGGACGTGGAGAAAAATCGCAGCCGCGTCGTGACCGGTTTCGACGAACTGGAGGCGGAAGGCACGAGGGAGTTTTTCAGCTACGAGCGCGTGCTGCGCATCCAGGAGGAAATGACGGCGGCGGATGAAGCGTTGATCGATCTGCTCTCGCACAAGCCATTCGGACTCGCGCTGTCGCAAACCGAGCTCGCATTGAAAACATCGGCCAAGGCAAACCGCGACCAGCTCGCCAAATCGCGCGCGGAGTTGATCGCCGAGCGTGATAAGCCCGAGGAACCGTCGGCACCCGCGCCGACGCCGCAGCCGGGCTCGTGGATGTGGCAGGATCATGGCCCGTTTGCGCGTCATTGAAACGGCGAAAAAATTGGGAGTCGCTCACTCCGGGCGAGCGCGAGGTCAATGAAGTGTTCGAGTCGCTCCCGCGCAAAATGCAGCGTGCGCTGCGGAGGGAATTGCGCGAACCGCGTGCAGCTCGCATTTCACAAATCATCTTTTTGCTGCTGCTGGCGCTGATTCTGGCGCTGTGTGCGCTTTTTCGCCAAAAATAATTCCATCGAGTTATTTGAGTCCAGCGTAGCTATGGTTTGCGGTGCGGGTTTGCGGGCATTGTCGCCCCCGTGCCAGACAACGCCCCAACTACGACAGCCGCCCCGGTTTCCCCCGTCGCCAACGGAATAACGGAATCCGCAGTTCAAGACAAGCCCAACCAGCCCGCGCTCAACCTCCCGCCGGAGCTGATGGCGGCGTTGTTTAAAAGCGGTTTTCGCACATCGGAATTTTGGATCACACTGCTCGCGCTGCTCCTGCTCAACGCGGGCGCGATCACCGGGCACTTGCCGCAGCATTACGCGGCGGTGATCGATGCGCTCGCGCCGATCATTTACCAGGCGATTCGCCAGTCGTTCAAAAGCGAGAGCATAGCGAAGGCGCTCGATGCCGCCACCTCAACCCCGCCGGCCAATGGCCAGTGAGATCGTCACCGAGAACGGCCTGCGCTTTGAAATCGTGAACACCACTTGTCCGCTCACCCGCTCGCGGCTGCGCAATAAAATCCGCCTGGTCGCCACCGGCGAATCGCTCCGGCCATTGCTCGCGCCAAAGCCGCAGAGCCTCGCCGATCTCCTGCTCGAGCGGCTCGACGAACGCGCCGCTTTCGCCCGCCGCTTTTTTGCCATCCCGCTCAGCGAAGCGGCAACCGTTTAAACACAAAACCAAACCCAAAAAAATGAAACACAAAATACCCACTCTCCTCATCCTCGCCGCGGTCTCCGCGTCGAGCCTTCTCACTGGCTGCCATACCATCACCGACGCCAACGGGAAAAAGCGCGTGGTGCTGACTGAAAAAGCAAAGGCGCAAATTTCCGCGAACGAAGATTACGCGTTTAAAAAGACGGTGAGCATCGTGGAAGGCGGCATTTTTAACCTCGGCACATCGCTATTCGACCAGCAGAAAAAATGGAATTTCACGCAGGCGCTCGGCGGAGCTTTTTACGCTCAAATCCCGATCCTGCTCACCGCCGACGACGTGCGCAACCTGGTGGCAATCAATACGCCGAACAAACCGCACTGGGCGGAACTCGGCGCGCAGCTGGCCGACACCTACGCCAGCGCCAACCCGAAAACACCCACCGAGGCAAAGGCGGTGCTCGACGCGATCGCAAAAGGCTTGCAGACGGCGGGGCCGAATGCCGGCGATGCCATCTCGGTGCCGTAGCCCATTTCCACCAAAAACCAAAATGAAACTCAGCACCATTTCAGCCCTGATCATCCTGAGCGCGCTTTTCGTGCTGTTGGTGGCGCTGTTTTGGACGTTCCCGATTCTTTTCATGGCGGTGGTCATCGCGGTGATCGCGATCGTCTGGTTCATGCCCAATCCATCCGATGTTGAGAGCGGCGAGAACGACGACGCGGGGGACGCTTACTACAAATGATCAACCCGCTCGCGGACCTTGCGGAAATCGCGGAGTCGCAGATCGGCCATCACGAGGATGGCGACAGCAACACCGGCTCGCAGATTGTCGCCTACCAAAAAGCAACCAAGCTCGGCGCCCCGGCGTCCGTGCGCGATGGCTACCCGTGGTGCTGCGCGTTCGTGGTCTGGTGCATCGAGCAGTTTCTAAAAACGCATCCCGGCGTGCTCTCCTTCCCGCCGAGCCTGCGGCCCACGATGGCGAGCGTCGCGGAGTTTGTGAGCTGGGCGAAGGAAACGAACCAATACATTTTTTACAAAAAGGACGTGCCGCAGCCGGTGGAGCTGCAGGCGGGCGACATCGTCGCGTTTCAATTTCCCACCGGGCACCACATCGGCATCGTCACCGGCAGAACCTTCAGCGGCCCGCAGCAGCTCGGCTTCCCGACGGTCGAGGGCAACACCAGCGGCCCGCGCAACGCCGACGGCAGCCAGCGCGACGGCGGCGAGGTCGCTGCGAAGATGCGCGGCTTTTTAAACGTGGTCGCATTCATCCGCCTGAGCGTGGAGGCGCAGGCAGCATGAGGATCATCGCCACGGTTACTTATTACAGAGAGACGGGGCAAATCTACGAGCACCGGCAGGCGCAGGTCGATTTCGACGCGGAGTTTGAACTCCCCGGCGCGGAAAGCGACCCCGCCAAGGCCATCAGCGGGCGCGGCATTGAAATCCAGACCGTCACCGAATCGCTCTTCGCCGGGATGCTCGCGGAGGGAGAGGAGAATTTATGATTGCTGATTTACGATTGCTAATTGGGAAAGCATCGCGGCTGCGCCGCAGCGGAAACAAGGCCGGCAAATTGGCAATTGCCCCATGTCACCAAGGCGTCTCGCTTCGCTCGGCTGGCAATCAGCAATCAGCAATGCTTTTACTCCTGGTGGCGTTCTTTGCCATTGGGTTTGGGGTGCCGGCCACGTTTGGGGAAGCGTGGCCGGCGTTCCCGGTCGTCGTCGCCGAGGCACCGCCGGATACGATCAAGCCGTGGCTCGAATGCGCCGTGTGGCTGCTGGGGGCCGCGCTCATCGTCAAGAAGCTCTTTTTCGACCGCAAACCGCCGATCGGCGAGGAGATCGCATTGCTCGCCAAGCAGGTCGATTTAAGCGAGCTCGAAAATAAGGTCATCGGCTGCGCGACCAAGGAGGAGCTGAGCAAAGTGCAAAACGAGCTCGGTAAAAAGATCGAGGACCAATTCCACAGCCTCGACGGCAAGCGCAGTAAATCCATCGGCGGCCTGCACGAGCATCTCACCGCCACGAAAGAATCCGTCGCCGCACTGCGCGCCACCACCGAGACGCACACGCAAATGCTCGCCCGCATGGAGCAAAACTTGATGACTCTCGTGAGGAGGAAGGAATAATGAACGCGGCCCAGCGTGAACTCCTGCGCGGCGCATTGTTGATCGCGCTCGAAGCCTCCGGCAATTACCGGCCCGCCGTGGCGACGCTGCGGATCGGCGTGCGCCAGAGCGGCCACAACGTCACCGAGGAGGAGGTCAAGGCCGAGCTGCAATACTTGATCGACGCCGGCATGGTCGCCCGCGAGGAAAAAAAGATTTCGCCCGAGAACAGCGGCTACCGCATCACCAAGGCAGGCCGCGACCACCTTGCGCTGGAGGGTCTCGCGTGAATGAGCAGGCAAGTCTCTTTCCGCACCGATTCGCTCCTCGGCAACCTGCCGGAGGAACGCCAGCAGGAGATCGCGGAGTTTTTGATGAAGGTCAAAAAAGGCGACCGCTACGAGGTCACGCGCAGGCATCTGGAGAAGGACGGCCTTTCCGTCACCCGCTCGCAGCTCGTGCGCTGGTGGCATGGCTGGCGCTCGCGGCGTGTCTTCTCGGGCCTGCGTGCGCAGGCGGAAGCGTTCGAACAATCGCTGAAAGCGGAATGCCCCGGCATGAGTGCCGAGCAGATTCGCGAGAGCGGGCAGCTTTACTTCACCGCGATCGCGCAGGCGGGCGAGGACTCGAAGGAGTTCCGCGAGATGGAATACCTGCGGCTCCACAAGGAGACGGCGAAGATGAAAGCGGAGCTGGAAAAAGCGAAGATCGCGATTTCCAACCGGCGCGTGCTTCTGCTCGAAAAGAAAGCGGAAGCTTACGACCGGGCTCAGGCTGCGTTGCGCGATGCGAAGGCGAGCAAGGGCGGTGTGACCAAGGAAACGCTCGAACGAATCGAACGGGAGCTCAATTTATTGTGAGCCCGCGCGCCGAGAAATATTTCATGCAGTTCCAGGCGGACTGGATCAACGACCAGTCGCGCCTCAAGATTGTCGAGAAATCGCGCCAGATCGGTTTTTCCTACGCGGACAGCTACGACAGCGTGCGCAAGGTCGCGCCGAGGGATGCCCGGCTCGATGTGTGGGTGAGCTCGCGCGATGAGACGCAGGCGAAGCAATACCTGCTCTACTGCAAGCGCTGGGCCCGCGTGCTCAATTACGCCGCCGAGGATTTGGGCGAAGTGGTGATCGATTCCGACAAGGATCTCACCGCCTACGTGCTCAGGTTCGCCAATGGCCGCACGATCAATGTCGTCTCCGCGAACCCCGACGCGATCGCGGGCAAAACCGGCCATGTGAAAATTGACGAGTTTGCGCTGCGCAAGCTCGATTACCAGCGCGAGGCGTATGCGATCGGCAAGCCGGCCACGCAATGGGGCGGCCAGTTCGTGGTGATCAGCACGCATCGCGGCGTCGGCTCGCTTTTCAACTCCATCATCACCGACATCAAGGAACGTGGCAACCCGATGGGCTGGTCGCTCCACTCGGTGCCGATCCACAAAGCGGTCGAGCAGGGCATCGTCGAGAAGATTAACGCCGCCACCGGCGACAAGGAGACGCGCGCGGAGTTCCTTGCGCGGATCGAGCGCGAGTGCATCGACCATGAACAATGGTTGCAGGAGTATTGCTGCGTGCCGGCGGATGAAGGCGCGGCCTTCATCACTTACGACATGATCCAGGCCTGCGAGGATGAAAGCGCGCGGCGCGATTTTGCCTACCTCGAAACCTGCAACAATCCGCTCTACCTCGGCGCCGACATCGCGCGCAAAGCGCACCTCACCGTTTTCGACGTGGAGGAAAAGGTCGGCGACGTCATGTGGGAGCGGATGCGGATCGAGCTGCGCAACAAAACTTTTGCCGAGCAGGAGCACGAGCTCTACCGGCTGCTCGCGCTGCCGCAGATGCGCCGGGCGTGCATCGATTCCACCGGCCTCGGCATGCAACTCGCCGAGCGCGCGCAGGAGCGCTTTGGCAAATATCGCGTGGAAGCGGTGCGTTTCAGCGGACAGGTAAAAGAAGATCTCGCCTTCCCGCTGCGCAGCGCGCACGAGGACCGCACGCTCCGCTACGCCAAGGACGAAAACCTGCGGCGCGACCTGCGCGGGATCAAAAAGGAAACCACCACCGCCGGCAATATCCGGTTCGTCGGCGACAGCGAGGATTCGCACTGCGACCGTTTCTGGTCGAAGGCACTCGCGCTCCACGCGGGCAAGGAAAGCTTTTCCAATTTCGCCTTCGACGAAGTGGAGGACGCCCGGCCACGCGACCGCTATGAACGACGCTCGGGGGTGCTGATTTGAAAACGCGCCGCCATCACAACAACAAAGGCTTTCGCCAAATCCGGCGCGGCAGGACCCGCGAGCAGGTCGCCGCGATCGCACGCAAACTGGGGATCAAGCTCGCCGTATGAAACGCGCTAAAAGCCCGAATTTCGGCCTTACCCTTATCAATGGCCTCACCGCGCGCCAAAACGCGTTTGCAAGGCATTGCAACGGGTTTGCAACGGCACTGAAAACGACAGGGGGAGCCGCGAAATGGTAGCGCCGGCCAAACTGAACGGAACTGGCGGCAGAAAAGCGGCAATGCCGCCGCTCAAGACCACGCCGGAGATCAGCGCGGACGTGGTCGAGCTGGCGTTGCGCACGCGCTTCAATCCGCTGCGCGGGCTCACCCCGCAAATCCTTTCCGCCCAGCTCGACCAGTTCCAGCTCGGCTACGTGGCTTATGCCGCGATGCTCTGGGATGCGATCGAGCGGCGCGACGATGTGCTCAAGGGCGTTGCGGCCAAGCGCAAAAAGAATGTCGCGAAACTGAAACGCGAATCGCTGCAGCGCGAGGAGTCCGACGAAGCGGCGTTGCACGCGGAGGCGCTCGATGAATTTTACGACAACCTGAGCGCCGTCAACGCGCTCGATGAAAACGAGCGGGGCGGTTTCTCGCTCCTCGTGCGGCAGATGATGGACGCAGTCGGCAAATACTACGCCGTGCACGAGATCGTCTGGCAGCCGGGCGAGGTGCTCACCGCCGAGCTGCGGTTTACTCCGCTCTGGTTTTTCGAGAACCGCACCGGCAAGCTGCAATTCCTGCGCGTGCCGCTGGGCGGCGCGTTTGGCGTGCCGCTGGAGGAGGGCGGCTGGATGATCACCAAGGGTGACGGGCTCATGGAAGCCTGTTCGGTCGCATACATGTTCAAAAATCTCCCGCTCAAGGATTGGGTGAGCTACTCGGACAAGTTTGGAACACCGGGCGTGCTCGGCCAGACGAACGCGGCCAAGGACAGCGACGCCGGCAGGGCGATGCGCGATGCGGTTGCCAGCTTCGGCCAGAACTGGAGCGGCGTCGTTTACGGCGCCGACGGCGCGATCAAGGAGCCGATCCAGCTCGTGACCGCCGACAGCGGCTCGGGACAACTTCCTTTCCCGCCGCTGATCGAGCGCATGGACCGCGCGATGGTATCGCTCTGGCGCGGCAGCGATCTCTCCACCATGAGCGCCGACAACAAAGGCGCAAGCGTGCAGGCCGACGAAGGCGACATCCTGCTCGAGGACGATGCGGCGCTGATCTCCGACACTCTCAACCTTTACATCGACCGGTTTGTCATCCTGCAAAAATTCGGGACCGACACGCCGCTGGCTTACTCCCGCCTGATCGTGCCGGAAAAGGAAAACACCGATCTCGACTTGAAAATCGACGACTGGCTGCTCAAGGCCGGCGCGCCGCTCGGCACCCGCGAACGCATGGAGCATTACGGACGGCCCGACATCGACCCGAAGGACACGCCGCTCAAACCTTCCGCCGCTCCGACTCCGCCCGAGGAAACCGGCAAGCCGCCGCAAAACCAATCTCTCGCCAACCAAAAAGCCGAGCGCCTCCTGGTGCTCGTGGAGGAAGCCCTCGCAAATCACAAACCACAAACATGAAAACAATCCGCTCATTCATCGCCGCCTTTGCCGCGGCATTCATCACCGGGCTTTGCCCGCGCCGCTCGCAGTTCTTCGCCAATGAAACGGCGGAGGAAACGGACGTGGCCGAGATGTTCGTCAACCATTTTGCCCCGCGTGAAGACGGCTGGGTGCAGCTCTCGCCGTTTGGCGATTTCGCGAATGTCGACAAGAGCGGCAAGCGCGTGATCCAGCGAATGGAACGCACCGACGCGGAGACGATCTGCAACGCCTTTGCAGGCGTGGCGCGCAAGATCACACAGCCGCTCGGCGCGCCGTGGTATATCGGGCATCCCGATCATCCGCGCTTTAAAAACGTGCACACCGACACGCGCGCTTACGGGCGCATCCGCGAGATGGCGGTGCGTCACGATCCAGCGTGCAACGCGTGCGCCGACTTTGCGAATACCGGCGTGCCTTGCGGCGATCATGGACTTTTTGCGAAACCGCACTGGAATGTCGACGGCGAGCAACTCATCGCCAACGAAGCTTTCCACGGCCACAGCGTGAACTGGCGGGCATTGCCCGGCGGCAGCGAACGCGGCGTCACCATCTTCCGCCCGGTGGCGGTCAAGAGCGTCGGCTTTACCAACGAACCGCAGATCCCGGTGAAACCGGCGGCGCTGGCGAATGAAGCCGCCGACGATGTGCCCGCAGCGGACAAGCCGGTCGTGCCGCCGAAGCTCAAGCTCATCGCCGGATTCAAGGAAGACGAGGACGTGACGATGGAGCAGGTGATCGAGGCGCTGGAAAAAGCGCGCAACACGCTCGCGAACGAAAAGCCGCCGCTCTTCGCAGTGAGCGAAGCCGACGGCAAACTCGTGGTCGAGCTGGTCAACGAAAAGGATGGCGTCGAGATCGGCGCCGTCGTTGAGCGTTTCAATACCGACCTCGCCAACATCGCCACCGAGCGCGACACGTTCAAAACCGAGGCGGAGAAAAAAGGCGAAGCCTTCGCGAACGAACGCAAGGCCCGCGCGACGCTGATCGTCGAGCAGCTCGTCAAGAGCGGCAAGATCATCACCGCGGACCGCGACGCGAAGATCGAGGAGCTCTGCAACGCGGGCGAAGCGTTCGAAACCAAAGCCGCCGAGCTGGCGAACGTGAGGCAGGCGGTGAAGACCACGGCCACGACCACCGATCTTGCCGGCAAAAACGCCGTGCTCACCAACGATGCGCGGGAACGCACCGCGAAGTTTGAGGAGCTGATGAATGCGCGGGCGCAGGAATTTCCAAACGAGGCTTACGAAGACCGCTTCGAGGCCGTCGCCAACAGCGCGGAGGGCCAGCAGCTCTTCGCCCAAATGAAACGCGCAGGAGCGCGGGAGGAGTAAAAAATCATGCCCAAAAAACCAAAAGCACAAACGCCGGTCCGCACTGAATTCAGCGCGGAGGAAATCACCGCCAAAACCTCCGCCGGGCTCACCCGCGCGCAGGCATTGGAAGTTTTACAAACGCAGGCCGCGCACGACGCGACCGATCCGCACGACGAACCGCCCAAGGCGGAGGAGCCGGCGGAGTAAACCACTCTGAGCGGGCGGCAATCACGCCGCGCGCGCAGCAACAAAAACAAACAAACAAACTAAGGAGAAAAAACCATGTTCACACTTACGAACATCCTGGCGACGATCTTTGTCATCGCCATCCTCGCCGCGTTGCTGCTCGCAGCATTCGCGGCTAAACCGGGTCGCGCCGGCGAATTTTTCGCCAACGCGATCACCGCCATCAACATCACGCCCAAGGGCCGCTGCACGCGGCTCGCGGATGCGTCCTTCACCCTGCGTTACCTGCTTGCAAAAGCGGGCAGCGATGCCAGCCACATCGCCATCTGCGGGGCCACGGACGTGCCGATCGGCGTTGTGCCCGACATGACGCCCACAGCCGACCAGGCGAATAGCGATTTGAGCTATCCGCTGCCGGTCAACCTGCTCGGGCTCAATGAAGACACCGAGCGCATGGTGGCGAGTGCCGCCATTTCAGTAGGCGACACAGTCGTCGCCTCCGCGAGCGGTAAAATCAAAACGCTTCCGGTCACCACCGGCACTTATTACGTCGTCGGTCGCGCCTTGAGCGCCGCCAGCGCCGATGCCGACCTTGTCGAGGTCGTGCCGTGCTTCGCGTATGCGGTCACCGTCGCCTAAAGGCATGAGAAACCTCTTTGCCATTCTCTGCCTGGCTCTCGCGTTCGCGGCGGTTCCCGCCGTGCACGCGCAGACCTCGGGCGACGTCATCGTCATCCAGCGCAGCGGGACGAACACCGTCTCGCTGCCCGGTCTCGGCAGTGGCGCGGCTTACGCGCTCATCCGCACCGGCACCGCCGCCCTCACCAGCGGCTCCTGCACCATCACCGATTCCAACGTCACGTCGGGCTCGATCTTCCACCTCCAGGGAGTCGGCACGACGAACGCGGGAAATCTAACGCTCGGCACGGTTGTGTCGGGCACGAGTTTCCAGGTCGTTTCCACCAGCGGCTCGGATGCTCGCGTCTTTCACTGGTGGTTTTTGAAGCAGTAATCACCAACATGAAAACCAAGTTCACACAAAAGCAGATCCAAGCAGGGCGGGCTCTCATCGCGCAAAACGCGCAGAACCTCGCCAATGTTCTGGCCACCGAGCGCATGCTCGATCGCCAGTTGGTGGCATCGGAAAACGATGGCACCATCAAGCCGGGCGAGGTTTACCTCGCGAATGAAAGCGTATTCCAGCAGCAGTATTTTGACGAGCCTGCCACCCTCTATGCGGTGGGCTGGCGCGACCCGTCGAACATCGAGGACGCCCTCGAATTCTTCGCGCCGCAAGTCAGCGTCCCGCGCCGTTTCACCTACAAGGAGTTCACGAATATCGAGGAGTTCCTGAGTGACGGAGCGAACGACGACCTGCGTGCGATCGGCGCCGAGTTCCCGACGGTGAAATATACCGGCACGGAAACCCATGCCCGCACCGACAATCGCGGCTTGCGTATCCGCATCGACCTCGATGAAGTCGCGGACCCGACCAGCGCCCTCGCTGGCGGCCTCCCGGTCTATCAGGCCCGTGCCGTCGAGAAACTCAGGCGCCGGCTCAACCGCAATTCGTTGCGGCGTTCCATCGCGCTGCTTTCCGCCGCCGCGACCAACACCGCGAAGACGTGGGACACGACCGCCGGCAAGGATCCGGATCAGGACGTGCTCACCGACCTCGTGACCGGCGCAACGGCACGCGGCATGCGCAGCAACCGCATCGGCTACGGCGAAACCGCCTGGACGAAACGCGGCCTCTCGCTCCGTGCGCAAAACACGGCGGGCGGCTACGCGAGTGCCAGCCTCACGCCGGAAGCGCTCGCGATGCTGCTCGGCATCGACCAGGTGCACATCGACCACGCGCGCTACAGCGCGAGCGGTGCGGCGCTGGCCGAGATCGTGAATAACCTCGTGCTGATGTTCTTCGCCCTCTCGGGCGCGGACGTCGAGGACGCGAGCAACATCAAGCGTTTCACCAGCCCCGTCGAAGGCGGCGGCCCTGTGCGCGTGTATGTGCAGCAGGTCACCAGCAAGCTGGTGGACATCACGGTCGAGCATTACGAGCTGATCAAGGTCACGAGCACGCTCGGCATCCGCAAGTTCACGGTTAGCTAAACAGCCTTCGGCTGGTTCTTATCCTGCCGCTCCGTTTCGCGGGGCGGCAGTCTTGAACCAAAAATGCCAAACTGGATCACCATCACCGCAGACGATCTGAAAGCCGCCGGGCACGGCGCGCTAGTGGATCAGGCGCGCACCGTTGCCATCGGTGCGGTCGACCCGGTGACCGAGGAGATCGAGAACGCGATCGCGCGGGTGCGGCGGGCGATTGCGCAGGGCGGCAACGCGCTCGATGCCGATCCGTCGAAAATTCCGCTCTCGCTCAAGAGCATCGTCAATCACCTCGTGCTTTACGCACTCAGCGAGCGAATCGGGTTGTCGCTGAGCGACGATCAAAAGGAGACGCGCCGCAACGATAACAGCGACCTGCTGCGCATAGCCGATCCCAACAAATTTACGCCGATCGAAACGCCCGACACGCCGGCAGGCCAGGGCGAAATGCAAACACCGGGCGGCATCGACACCGTCACGGGCACAGATCGCGATCGCTACACGCGGAAGGGAATGGACGGGCTATGAACCTCGCCGCTCTCACCACTGCCGCTACGAAGTCGCTGCCGCTCATGACCGGGCCGAAGCGCGAGGAAGCGCAACGGCTCATCGCGGAACTGCAGCTCGCCAATGTCAGCTTCCAGCCGGAAGCCGGAAAAACTGCTGCCGCCAGCGCGTTTGAAAGCGACATGCAGCCGCTTTGCAAGGCGGTTGCCGCGGCGTTGCACGCGGGCGACCTGGAGGCGTTGCGCGGGCTGCGCGCGCTGCTGCCGCATTTGCTCGAGGAGATCAATCGCGACCCGGCGCTGGCGAATGAGCTGGCGAGCCAGATGGGCCGCGCGGTGCTCACCGGGCTGAACGCCGGGCCGGAGGAGACTTTGTGAATTGCCAATTGCTAATTGCTAATTGCAAATTGAGGACGCATCGCGGCTGCGCCGCCATTTTTGCCAATCAGCAATTAGCAATCGGCAATCAGCAATGCGAAACCGGAGGTTTCCGCCCGTGAGCGTCGCCTTCGACCAGACTCCGCGCGCGACTCCGGCGCAAACGCATTGGCGCGGGCGCACGTTGTTCCCGACCGATTTTTCATCGGCGGATATTCGCGGGCTTTCGCGGCAGTTGCGGCTGCGCTCGGTGTTCTCCGCCCGCATGACGAATGCGGAGGCGGTGCAGGAGCTGGCCGACGTGGTGGACGATCTGCTCGCGGGCAAAAACAACATCGCCACCGCCCGGCTGCGGATGATGCGCAAGCTCAAGTCGCTCGGCTATGACCCGGAGCGCGGTTTTCCGCAGGACATGGCGGCGATCCCGCCGGCGGAACGGGGCTCGCTGCGCGATCTCTCGAGCGAAGGCCGCATCGACCTGATGCTGTCGACCAACGTGCGCGTGGCGGCGAACTTCGGGCGCGTGCTCGCGGGTAACAGCGAATACGCCCGGCGCGAATATCCGGCATGGGAGTTGGTGCGGCTTTACCACCGCGAGATCCCGCGCGGCTCGGCGGAGAGTCATTCCGCCGGCTGGCAGGAAAGATGGCATGATGCTGGCGAGTTTTGCGATTGGGAAGGTGCGGCCAAGGCACCGATGATCGCGCTCAAAGATTCGCCGATCTGGGAAGCGCTGGGCGATGGCGCGGGCGGTTTCGACGACACGCTCGGAAATCCGTTCCCTCCCTTTGCATTCAACAGCGGCATGGCCACGCGCGCCGTCCCGCGCGCGGAGTGCATCGATCTCGGCTTGATCGAGGAAAACGAAATCCCAGCGCCGATGCGCGCGCAGCTCACGCCGGGCGAGCAGGAAGTCAACGACGTGTTTGCGCGGCTCTCGCCCGATCTGCAGGCCGTGTTGCGAAAGGAGCTGGCCGCGTGAACGTCACCATTTCCGGCACGGAAAAACTGAGCGCAACGCTGCGCCGCGTCGCCAGCGCATTGCATGGCTCGGGCCGCATGGAGCTGCACCAGGCAATGGGCGCGGAAGTGCAGTATTTGACCGAGGATTATCTGCGCGCGATTGCCGCCGAGCGCCACAAGACCGCTGACAGCCTGGGCGCTTCGCCGTCGAACCATCTCGCGCAGGCTGCGGAAAAAGTCGCGCAACCGGGCGCGCTCACCGCGGATGCCGATGCGGCGACGCTCACCATCAATCATCCCGGCATGGTCCGCGCGTTTCGCGACGTCACGATCCGCCCGATCAACGCGAAGGCGCTCTGCATCCCGATCAACGCGATCGCCTACAACCGCCGTCCCGCGCAGCTCTGGGACCAGCTCAAACTTTTCATCCCAAAAGGAACGCGGTTTATCGCGATGAAAACCGCCGACGGAAAATCATTCGTCGCGCTTTACGTGATGGTGCGCAGCGTGACGCAGTCGCAGGACCGCTCGCTGTTGCCGAGCAACGATCAATTTGGCGAAGCCGCCGCGCGCGGAGCCCGCCGGTTCATCGGCGCAGCATTGCAAAAAGGAGGGAACCTCTAAATGAGCGACCCCGTCTTCATCGCTCCGGTGACGCCCGGCATTCTCGATGCCGGCGTTTACTATCACGTCCCGATTCTCTGCCGCAATGCCTCCTACGTTTACGCGGCTGGACTGGCGATTGCCGGGTTTGCGGCGAGCAGTCTTTCGCTCGGCGCGCCGACCGATGACCCCGTCGATCGCGCGCTCGGCTTGAAGCTCGCCTGCACCGACGTTTTTACCGATGCAAACCGCACCTACGCGGTGACGTTCGATGCCTCGGTGCGCGGCGGCGACATGGCGAGCACCACGCAGACGATCGTCGTCAAAAAATGGACCGCCGACGGGCGCTCGATGACGATCAGCAGTGGCACGTTCGTGCTCGCCTCGCACGGGCTCGCAGTGGGCGACCGCGTGAGCATCGACGATGGCGGGACGTTGTTCGCATATCCCGTAACGGTCGCCACGGTGGCCGATAGCGGCCATTTCACCGCCGTGACGACCGCGCCCGGCGGCGCAACAGGAAATGCCGCAGCCGGCCTGAGCTCACCCTGCACGCTGGTCGCAAAGCAGGCGGGCCGCTCGCAGCACGACATCACCAGCGCAGCAACCGCAAGCGTCGCGCACGGATCGAGCTTCACCTACACGATCAGCGACGACATCGGCGATTCGCCGGTGGTCGGCGCGACCGGGCTGCCCGCCGGTCTTGCCGTGAGCGGCTCGAACATCACCGGCACGCCCACGGAGTATGGATATTTCCCGGTAAAACTCACCTGCGGCGCGATGCAGCGCCACCTTGCGCTCACGGTCACCCCGTCCGGCGGCGATCCGCTGCTGGTGGTTCCCGCGACCGGCAGCTTCGGCATTCCCGGCGCGCGCAGCACCGAGGTGCTCGACGCCAATACTATCGGACTGGAGGCAAGCTAAGCCATGCCATTTGCCACCATCGACGTCGTCGCCGGACGCCTCATCAATCAATTTGTCACCTACGAGCCCGGCGCGCTGCAGAGCCCGGTCTGGACGCTCTCCGATGCGCCGGAAAACTCCATCACCATCTCGGGCGGCTACGGCGGCGGGCTCACCAATTCCGCGCTCATCTCCGGCAGCTTTCCCACGGCTGGCACCTACGATGTGACCGTGGCGGTTGCCGATACCACGCCGCTGCTGGTCTCGGGTGTCATTCGTTTTGAAGTCGCGGAAGCCGTGCCGGTCATAACCGCCCCGGTGCTTTCGCCATTCGATCTCGCGGCGGAAGTCTCGATCCAGCTCCTCGCCAGCGGCGCGCCCACGAGCTGGGCGGCTTCGCTCAAGCCCTCGTGGCTCGATCTCGACACCGACACCGGGCTGCTCAGCGGCCAGCCGCCGGCTGCAGGCAGCTATGCAGTCACCGTGGCCGCAACAAACGCGACGGGCGACAGCGCGCCGCTCAGCTTTACCTTCACCGTCTCCGAGCACCCGCTTTATCTCCCCTGGCTGCATGCCGACCTCACGCTGGTCGACCTCCAGTTCAGCCTGCTGCCGCCGCGTGCGGTGCGCAGTTTTTTCATGGAAAACAGCGCGATCGATTTTTTCCAGAGCGACACGGCGACGCTCGCGGTGGCTGTGGATCAAAACGGGAATGTCGACGATGTGACCACGCTCTGGCTCACCGGCAAAATCATGGATGAAAATGCGCCGGTCATCGACATGACGATCACCGGCTCGGTCGCGAAGACCACGGTCGATGGCAGCAGCTACTACAAGTTCGCTCTCGATCTCGATGCCAGCCCGGTCAAGGACGCCATCCAGGACCTCGCCGATAACGCCGACGGCACCCCGCGCGTGCTCACCCTACAGATGCAGCTGGCGGTCCTGCGCAGCGGGCGGAAATACCGCAGCAAACCTTTCACTTTCAAAATCACCGAGCGCATCGCGGATGCCGGCGCCACCTCCAATGAACCGTAGCCAATGTTAAACATCACCCTCGAACTCTCCACGGGCTTGGCCAAATTGACGTCCACCACGGCGATCAAGGCCGGCGCGCAGGTGCCGGTCACGATCATCACGCAGCAGTCCGGAGCCAACCAATCGCCCGGCGAGAATCCTTATTTCCAGCTCGCGCTCGGCACGCAGGGAAGCTCGCCCGCGGTCAAGGCATATCTCGACGATTTTACGGCGGAAAACGATTACACCTTCACCGGCGTGCTCGATTGCAGCGATACTCGGCTGATCGATTACATGAATGGCAAAGGCGCCGTCTCGATGGACTTCGAGCTCGACTGGACGGTGGACGATGAATTGCAGATCGCGGCGAATTTCGCAGTGAGCGTGCAGCCGCGCATCATTAGCGGACCAACGACCAGCGAGGGCGGCCCGACGTATCTCACTCAAGGCGGTTTCGCAGCGTTCTATACCACGTTCCTCGCGGCGCTCCCCACCAGCGACCCGCACGCCGTCGGCCAGCCCTGGAACAACGGCGGCGTGATCATGACTTCCCTCGGCTAACCCACATGAAAAAACTCCTTCTCACCCTGTTCGTTTCGCTCGGCGCGCTCGCCACCACCTTCGCCGGCACCCACCCGAGCTTTGACGACATCACGATCAACTCGGGCACAAACAGCGCGCTGCCGCCGATCGCAATCACCAGCGGCACCAACGGCCTTGGCGCGTTCCTCGCCACCGGCACGGACGGGAAATTTCACGCGGTGGACGCGGGGACATTCCGCACCCGCGTCGGCCTCGCGATCGGGACCAACGTGCAGGCGCATTCGAGCACGCTCGATAACATCGGCGTCAATGCGTTTTTCGGCACGCTCGCGACCAGCGCGACGAACGCCGCGAGCTTCCGCACGCAGATCGGCGCAGGCACGAGCAGCTTCGACGGCGCGTTTAGCTCGCTGAGCGGCAAACCGACCACGCTCGCCGGCTACGGAATCACGGATGCCTTGTCTGTGACCGGCACGGCGGTCGATTCGCAGAAATTCGGTGGCCTGACGCCTTCGCAGTTTGCTAGCAGCGGCACTGCGGGATTGAGCGGCACCGCGACTTATGCCGCCACGAGCGGGAGTTCTACACTCAGCGGCACGGCTGGGACCGTCTCCGGCGGATACGTGCAAAAAGTAACCTCGTCGAGCGCGGGCCTGACACTCAGCGGCTCGCAAGGCGCGATTACGATCGGTCTGGTGATCGGCGGAGACGCGACACTCAGCGGCACCACGCTCACATTAAACACGGTGATTACCGGCACCACAGTCAATCTCGGCAACGGCAGCTATGTGGTGAACTCAAAAGGACTCGTGACGTCTGCCACAACCCCGACGAATCTCCAGACGACGAATGGTGGTCTCGCGCTCGCGGGATTCAGTGGCATCACCGGCACGGTGCCAAATGCAAACCTGGTTAGCAGCGGCGCGATTACGATCAACGGCGCATCGACCGCTCTCGGCGGGAGCATCACCACGGTCGCGCCCGGCACGCTCATGACGAGCAGCACTAGCGGCGGAACGATCACACTTACCGTATCAACCGGCACAACGTCGAGCACTGCGGCGATCGGCAACGATACGCGCTTTCCGGCGAGCGTTACCGGGTTGCGCCAAAGCGCGGGCGCCGGCAGCACTGACACGGCGGCGACTGCAGCTAACCTCGCGAGTGCCGGTGGAGTAGTTGCCAGCGGCACGGGCAGCACCGTGTTTGATCCGCAAATGCTGCACACGAATGTGAAATTCATCGGCGGTTTCTTCAAGGACGTCAGCGGCACGCGGGATAACCGGCTTTTTCTCTACGACTCCGTCGACGGCATCACGTTCACCGCGCGCAATAGCGGGAATCCGGTCGTCGATTTATCCGGCAGCATTGGAGACGTGGCGACGTGCCGAGTGGCACGGTATCGCGGCGAATGGGTGATCGTGTTTGAAACGGGCAACTACGGCAACGTCGCCTATTGGGCCTATGTGAAAACCAAAGACTGGGTGAATTTCACATCGCCGGTGACGGTATCAACTTCGGCGGTTGTAAGCGCAGGCGAATATACATGGGGACCGCATCCCTTCGTAGACGACGACGGCTCGTTTTACATCACGTTCACAAAGGCAAATTCGGGTCAAACGGTCCAAACGCAGTATTGGATGAAGAGCACCGATGGCGCGCTTGCGAGCTGGACGACGCCAACTCAACTCACCGTCACTGGCGGAAGCGGAAATTTCTTTCGCGACGCGCAGATTTTTAAAGTCGGCCCGCGTTACTATTTGGCCTACTACCAAGGCTCTCAGAATATCGCCAGCGGACCGACCGCTGTCGGGCCGTGGGCGCGTTGCACGAATGAGACCTCTGACATGGAGGTATGCAGTTACGTGCATCTGCCCAACGGAAACTGGAGGCTCTACAGCGAGCTGAGCGACACCGGTGCGGGCCTTAAATACGTCGATTTGTCGCCCGATTTTTACGGCCTGGTTGATTACGCATCGGCGACTGCTATCTCGCCGACGCATCTGCACAATGGTTTTGTGGTCAGCCTCGAAGGAAATGAGAAGATCGAGAGGCCAAACACCGTGCGCGACGATGTGTATCCGTGGCCGAAATGGAATGTCGTCCGCGACGATTTCACCAGCTATATCGGCAGCGTTTACGGCGCCTGGGGATGGGCCGCCAGCGGCACGATCACGCTCGCGGGCTATCAGCCGACGAGCGGTGATTATTACGACGGCATTTTAAAAGTCTCGAACACCGCAAACGCAAACGGCAGCACTTACGCGGCGGTGAATGGGCAACGCCCGATGGCGCTCAGCGATTCGATTTTCGAGTTCCGCGTGCATTTTCGGCTCACCAGTATTTCCAACGTCCGCTATGGCGTCGGGCTGACACTTGGCGGCGATTCGCTGCCGGACAATGGCGTTTATATCGACATTAACCCTGGCTCGAACGCGAACTATCGCGCGTTTGCGAACGGGAGTTCAGTCGCGGATTCCGGTGTCGCTGCCGACACGTCATGGCATTGGATTTCGGTGAAGTGTTACAACGGCTACGTCGGCATCTCCGTCGAGACCAACGGTGTCTGGTCCACCGAGGTATGGTCGTCTAGCGCCACAAATTTCTACGGAGCGGGCCTCCCGCAAATCATCATCAACAATACTGAGGCGGTTCAAAAAGCAGTGCTGATGGACTGCTTTGAAATCGGAAGACGATGAACGCCATGATTCCTTTCCTCGCAGAAAACTTTCCTACCACACCGGCGCAGATGCAGTTTTTTGTCTGGTTGTTTTTGGCGATCACGGCTGTGCTGGCCTCGGTGCATTATGCGGTGCAGATCCGCGCGGCTTTCCGGCGCAGTCCGTCGATCGATGAGGAGTTCGCGCGCAAGGAGTATGTCGATGGCGAGATAGGCCGTCTCGATGAGAAAATCGTGGGACTGGAGAAAACGATCAGCGACAAGCTCTCGGACAATCGCAGTAATAACGACTCGAAGTTTGGAGAGTTGACCGGGCAGATCGGGTCGCTGAACCAGAGCTTCAATTCGCTGAGCAATGATCTCATGCGCGCGATCGGACGGCTGGAGGGCAAGAACGATGCCTCCTGAAAACCAGCAACGCCGTGAGGATTGCCGGCGCGAGGTGCGGCGTTACCTCGCCGAGCGCCCGATGCTCTCGATGCGCGCGCAGGCGATCGAGCACATGCTGGAGCGCGACTTTGGTTTTACCCTCGATGAAGTGCGCGCCGCGCTCGTTTTCCTAGTAAGCGCAAAGCAGGTGGAAGTGGAGCCGGACCAGCTCGGCGCGACCGACTATTTCAAAATCACCGCCGCCGGCACGCTCGCGCACGAGCGCCGGCAATAAAAGCTATGCAAACAAAACCAGGATACAAAACCACGGAGTTCTGGATGACAGCCATCGGCATGATCGTCGCACTCCTCAATCAAGCATTCGGCTGGCACATCGATCCCACGGCGATCCTCACGATCGCCGGCATGATCGCGAGCTATGTCGTGTCACGCGGGCTCACAAAGTCCGGACAAGCGCAACCGCAACCGCCAGCAGGCTCGGCGGCGATCGCGAAAGCGACGGCGCTCGCCCTCATTCTCGCACTCGCTTTTAGCGGCTGCGCGGTTTTTACGCCCGAGCGAAATGCGCAGGCGCGCAATGCAATCCTGACCGAGCTTTACAACTCGGCATCCGGAGCGACTTCCGTCTCGATCGGTGAGTTGACCGGCCCGAACGCGGCCAATGG